AAAAAAACTTTACTTTTTTAAAATTATATGGTATAATGTTGATATATATTCAACCACATGAATTATTAGGACGGTTTAAAAATAATCAAGAATTAATTGAAAGTATGTATAATCTTGGAATAGATTATGAGACAAACACATTAGATTGTGTATTTGAAGATGAGTGTGTTCCAGTTTTTAGTTTTAAGAAATATGGTTTTCTCCAAGATAATCGTTGGAGTACTTACGAAATTTCTAAAGGTTCGGCTGGTATTTTAATTGAAATTGTGATCTCAAAAGAGGAGTATTAATTATGATGAAACTTTCAAAATCAGACCTATTGTTCTTATCTAACTTTGCTTCAATCAATGAATCAATTCATATCTATGAAGGAGCAATGCAAAGTACAGTTGCCAATTCTGGAAATTTATTTGCATTTGCCTCCTTTGATGAGGATTTTCCAAAAGAGTTTTGTATCTTTGATTTAAATCATTTTATTTCTGTGTACTCTTTAGTTTCATCTACAGGAGATACAGTTTTAGAATTTCCAGAAGATAAACAATATCTGGTAATTAAATCAGATAAAACAAGCCAAGACATTCGCTTTTGTGATGCCAAACTTGTAGAAGAATTAGATAGAAATAAAAAGTATGTAATTGAAAAACCAGATATTGTATTTACAATTAGTGAGTCATTATTAGAGTATGGTAAAAAATCTGCCGCTATTAATGGTTTTACTAATTTAGTTTTTGAAGGTGATGAAACTGATATCTATATGGTTTCTGAAACCATTACAAATAATAGTAATAATTCTTCTGAAAGACATCGTAGAAAAATTGAACAATCAAATACATCCGGACAATCATTTTCTGCTGTATTTGAAGTTTCTAAATTAAAAATGTTGAGTGATGATTATGAAGTGAGAATTGCTGCAAAGGGCGGAGCACAGTTTACATCAAAAAATCGTGATTATAAATTTTTTGTAGCACTTCAACAACCCGTAACTTTTGAATAGGATTAATATGTCTTATAATGTTTGTTCCTGTAAACTTTCTACAGGTGAAGAAATTATTGCTAAAATAGATGAAGGTCAAAATTTTTTAAACCAATCCGGCATTATAGAACTAAAACAACCTTTTGTGTTAATACAAACACAGCAGGGTATTGGAGTTATGCCTTGGATAAACACAGGTTCAACAGAATCGGTAACAATTAAAACAAGTCACGTTGTTACAATTGTTAAGACTAAATCAGAAGTAGAAGCTATGTATGTTAAAGCAACTTCAGGTATTGATATTGCAACAACAGATGCATCCTCTATTATCATGTAATATGAAAAACACGATTATAAGCTTGAGTGTACTTATGATATCCTCTATTACCATAAGTGCAAATGAAAAAACATCTAACATGTTTTATGATAACTCAAGATTTGAAAGAAGTGTAAAATATTGCATACTAAAGGCGAATAAAAAACAATATTTTGACTTTATAAAATCTATATTTTTGAAATATAATTTACCAAATAAATTAATTTTTATTCCTGTTATTGAAAGTTGTTTTAACCCCTATGCTAAATCTTCTCAAGGTGCATTAGGAATGTGGCAAATCAATGATATTACTGCCAGACATATTGGACTAAGAGAAGGTTTTTTCACAGATGAAAGATATAACTGGAAAAAATCTACAGTTGCTGCAGCAAAATATTTATTATTTTTAAAAGAAAGATTTGATAGTTGGGAATTAGTTCTTGCGGCATATAATGTAGGCCCAACTTTTTTGAAAAGTCAAATTGTAAAACATAAAACTTCTAATATTGAGAAATTGAAATTACCTAAAGAAACCAAAGATTATGTTTATAAATTTAGAGCATTATTTAAATATTTAAAATTATCAAGGAGTTAATAGTATGAGCAGCAATCAACCTAATAGTTTAACATCTGTTGTATTACCATCAGCAGAAGCAGATATTAAGGCAATTCAAAGAGTGTTAAAAGAAGTTTCTGATTGTATGACAAGAATTGATTCAGAAAAAGATTTTATTAAAGATGCTTTAGGTGATTTATCAAAGCAATATCAAATTCCAAAAGTAATGTTAAATCGTGTAGCAAAAGCTTTTCATAAAAGAAATATTGCTGAAGAACGTGCAAAAACAGAGGATGTTTTTTATTTGTATGATGGAATATTTTCTACCATAAAACAAGTAGAGAATGAAACATGACTTCAATGATTTTATTTGCTATCGGACTTGGATTGGGTTTTGGTGCTGGCATTTACCTGTCAAAAAATGTGTTGACAACTAAAGAATAATTTGTTATAATGGAGTTGTTATGAGAAGTAATAATAGGTTTGCAAAAGGAATTCGTAGAAAAGGAGCAATTGAGCGACTTGAAAAGAATATTGCAGACTATGTGACTCTTATGAAAGAGACTAAAGACAAGGATACTTTGAAAAAATATGAGCAAAAAATTGAAAGGCATCGGACTGCCGTTGAGAATACAAAGAAGAATTTGAAAAATATTTAAATGGAGTTATATTTTGAACTACCTAAAAATAAACAAATGTCTTTAAACCTGGAGTATGCAGATGCCATACAAAAAAATGAATGAATAATTAATAGAGTGTAAATGCATAAATTTATATAATGGTATTATTATGATTGTACGTGATGAATTTTTATGGGTACAGAAGTATCGCCCTAAAAGTGTTAATGATTTAATTTTACCAGAAGATATTAAAAATACTTTAATATCTTTTGTTGAACAAGGTAGTTTGCCTAATTTTTTATTTCATTCGCAATCAGGCGGTACTGGTAAGACTAGTGCCGCTCTCGCTATAGCTCATCAATTAAACCTAGAAGTAATGATGATCAATGCTTCTGAAGAAAGAAGTATTGATATTATTCGTACAAAAATGACAGATTTCTGTTCTGCTATGTCTGTTGATGGCAGAAGAAAAATGTTAATTCTTGATGAGGCAGACCATCTTCCTGATTTAAGTCAAAACGCTTTGAGAAACTTTTTTGAAAAGTTTTCTTCAAACTGTTCATTTGTTATGACTGCAAATCAAGCACAAAGAATTATTGCACCACTTCAATCAAGATGTGCAGTAATTGAATTTAAATTTCCAAAAGAAGAAAAACCCAAACTTGCTGGTGAGTTTTATCTAAGAGTGTGTCATATTCTTGACAGTGAAAACGTATCTTACGATAAAAAATTAATTCAACATGCAATTGTGCATTTCTTTCCGGATTTTCGCAGATGTATAAATGAACTCCAAAGATATAGTGCAAGTGGAGAATTATCAAATAATATTTTATCAAATGTTCAAAATGAAAGTATTGAAAACTTATTAGAGGCTATTGAAAATAAAAAATTTCAGTTAATAAGAAAATTCATACTTGAAAATTGGCATGGTACTGAGCAAGAACTTTATCGTTCTCTCTACGAAGAACTTCTAAAAAATGCTAAACCAGAATGTATTCCCGATATTATATTAATACTTTCTAAGTATGGATTTGAATCTACATTTGCTGTAGATAAAGAAATACATACATTAGCTTGTATGGTTGAACTAATGACATTACCTATACAATTTAAGTGAGGTAATATGTCAACAAATGTTTTTGGTTTAGAGAACCATGAAGAAGTTGAATATGAATTAGAACCGCCCAAGAAAATAAATTTGTTTGAGTATGTAAAATCAATTAATACTAAAGAACAATATCTCGGAGATAATTTAGAAAATTACTCATCATATATAGTTAACAAGGCTATTGCCAGTTATCAAGATTGTATTTTTTTTGTAAAAGAGATGAATCTTTATCCTGCACTTAGTGATAAAATGGAGTATGACTTTTACTATTATAGTATTAGTAAAAGAAAAAGATTCGCTGAGTGGATGAAACGTGACCAAGATAAAATAGAACTTGTTAGCAAGTTTTATAATGTTTCTCTTAAAAAAGCTGCGGAGTTTCTGGATATACTATCCGATAGTGAATTAAAAGACATAGAAAAATCACTAACTTATGGTGTTACAGAAAAATAAAAAAATATAAATATATTTGATGAGAATTATATGTTAAAATAAATTATTAAGGAGATTTTATGTTATCCGAAGATACTATGAACGAAGATATATTTCGTGGCGTTGGAGTGGAAGTAGATTTAAAAAGTCAAGATGATTTTTTAAAAGTTAGAGAAACATTAACTAGAATTGGAATAGCTTCTAAAAAAGAAAAAAAATTATACCAATCTTGCCATATACTACATAAACGTGGAAGATATGTAATTTTATCTTTTAAAGAACTTTTTAAATTAGATGGTAAAGAAAGTAACTTTACTGAATCAGATTTAGCTAGAAGAAACACAATTGCTAAATTACTTCATGATTGGAATTTAGTTGAAATTAAAGATTTAAATCAAGTAGAAGAACCTTTGGTTCCAATTTCTCAAATAAAAATAATTCCACATAAAGAAAAGATTCAATGGGAATTGGTAGCTAAGTACCAAGTTGGTTCTAAAAATTAATACCATTTACTAGTGATTTATTATGAAAAAAATGACAGCATTCAAAAAAAGAACTAACATTAAATTAATTGTTAGTTCTTTCAACACAAAAAAATTCATAAAAGAATTTATGAATTTAATGGATAATAAAGGTTTGAGTGAAGAACAAATAGATAAATTATTATATAATCATTGTCTATATGATAAAAATAGTCCATTAAAATTGAATAAAGGTTAATTATGGAA